CAACCATTGCTCCCACGCTGTCAAAACCCAAATCTTTGTAATGGAATCCCATTACCTGCATCATGCCCCAGCTAGTGGCCTGCATTGCTGCATCTTTGTCTTTGCCAAAGGCATCATTGAACGCTTTCCACTCTCCGGGCTGTTTCTCCACTTTGTTCTCCTCCCAAACGCCGTGCCCGCTGAATCCGTCAAGTGCATCAATTTTCCGATACCATGCCGGCTCAAATTGGATCAATATTTTTCCGGTTTCGGTATCAAAGCCCCGGCCCGATCCCTCCACCATGATAACGGCACGTAATGCGGCATATTCAAAGCCGTGCGCCCTGGCAATTTCAATGATCTGTTGTTGGGTAATCAATTTACCCTGCAATGATGTGTGCATGTTACTCATTTTTTAAAGCGGTTAAATCAATAATTGTTGCATTTGGGTTTTTGCTGGTAATGTCAACGTACCCAATTTTTTTGCCGTAACGAATGAAAAGGAAACGGTGTTTGCGCCTCCAGTACCCAACCCACTCAACCGGCACGTTGACATTGTAAGCAACGGTTGCTTTGGATTTGGCCAAACAGGAATCAATGGCACCTGTTTCCGGATTGCGGCATGTGTCCATGTGCGGCAAATCAACCCAGGCTTTAACGAAAGTGAATGTGTCGGCCCATTCAAAGTATTGGCCTTTCCAGCCAATGGGCAACCCGGCAACGGTATCATGTAGCGTTATATACTTCACCTCCGTTTGGCCCCCTCCAGACACGCCAATGTTTGCTTTGACGTAATCCCGCAATTGTTTCCGGGCAATGTCCCTCAACTTACAAACGCTATCCATTTGGGCTTTGGTGAAAACGTCCGTGTTGCGGGCCGCGCCCTCCTCAACTTTCTTTGTGAGGTGTTTTTGGCCGTTGTGATCCGTCCACCGCTTGCCGGTGTCCTGGGCCGCTCCTGCAATGGCCTTTATTTCATTCAAATCTTTGCGGGCCGTGCATCCGCTCTTTTGGCTCCAGAAAAGGAAAAATGCCGCAACTAATGCGGCAATTCCAAAAATTGTTTTAAACGTGTTTGGCATGTTATTGTGGATTTTCAGTTAACAATGGTTGCGGCTCATTTTGGGCCTGCTCTTTGGCCGGTTGCGGCTCCGGTGTGGTGTTACCTCCTCCTAAGATACCGGCCCGGATTTTGGCAACGTTATTGGCCAACAACCCCAGCTTTTCCACGCTGGTTATTTTGAGGGCCAAAACTATAAAGAGGAGGTTGGCCAATACCAAAAACATAATGAGGTAAGTGAATATTGTTGCCCCCTCCGGCTTGCACTTCACCAATTGGTAAGTGATCCACATGCCGGCCACCTCCACAACAACGGTTAATGTTGCGATCCCCCACGCCATGTTTCTTTTTATCGAAACTTCGCCGTTGGGCTCTGAGTTCATTTTTTTGAAAAAGGCCCAGATTGCATTGATTGCTCTGCTAAGAAAGTTTTTCTTTTCCATCGTCTGTTGTTGTGGTTTTTGATTTTTTAATTCTTACCCCGCGCTCTGGGTTCTTTCGCTTTGGCATCTTTGGCCGGTAACGGCTCCGGAAATTGTTGATATAAAGCACAATCCACAACGTTGCATAGTTCTTTTGCAAAGTCTTGTATTGATTTAAAAATGCCATTATTGTGGTGAGCCCTGCGACAAAGGCCAACAACATCTTGACAATTAAAAACCCCTTTACTAGCCACATGCCGGCATTGAGAATATACATGAGTATCAAATTTTCCCGGTGATCCATCTGAAAGTTGTTAGTTAACGCCCTCATTTGCAAAGTGTTAATGGCTGTGAAAGTAATACACAATTTTTATAAAGAGAAAAATGCAACTAGGTTGCTCATTACTGCATCCTCCTCAATCGTGGACAATGAACCGTCATAAATCACAATTGCCGCAACATCTGCATCCAATGCGTATGTGCCCTCTGGCCTTGCACCCACAACCAACTGGTAATTTCCTAACCCATTTGTGTTATTTGAATTGTTTGTACCAGGCAACGGGGCTCCAGACGCGCCCAAATTATCTCTAATTATGATCTCATTTGTTGATGCGATCTTATCAATTTTTGACAGGTAAACTTTCTTTGAACTTGCCACAGTTGGCAACCATGTTGTGACAAATCCAACGTTTCCTTTTAACCTTGTGTAAAATCTCTCCGCTATTGCTCCGCTTGGGCCTTGCAAATTCTGCTCAAATCCATCTGTAAGCAATCCGTAAAATGCATTACCATAGGTTAATATTGTGCCAATACCCGGTGCCCCTGGCCACCTTAAAACAACAAATATTTGAGCCTTTGACGCTGGCCACAATGCGCCGCTTACTGCAGCACTAAGGCTTGCCAATGTTCTGTAAATACCGTGTGAGGGGCTTGTTGCGCTGGGGCTTGGCGGGAATCGTATTGCGGCCTGCACACCAAATTGAGCTGGCACATATTGCGCTGCATTACCAGACACCAGCGGCAAATGGTTTCCATTTCCTGAAATGTCCTGAATTGCCGTTATGTCCAATCCGGCCCGCGTCAACAATGAAACGTGCCCGAAATACCCGGCAACTAATTTGCTATCATATGGCAATGACGGTGCCGGAGCGTCTAATGTATCTGTGTCTATGCTAGACGGGTCGCTAGGATATCCTGCGCATACATTCCAAACCGTAATTGTGTAATGCGTTGTTGGAATCAAATCATTTATAATAACTGACATATCACCAGTTGCAATGATTCCAGAGTCATAGCCATCCGATCCGGTAACCTGATATTGGTAAACTCCGGTTAACATATCATCTCCCCAGCTAAACGTTATTGAGGTTGGTGTTACGTCATCAAATCCCAAATTAATTACCGGGCTGCATGCTAACTCATCTGTATCAAATTCAACCGTTGACCATTCGCCAATTGCTCCGTTTGAACACACAGCCCTCACCGTAATTGTGTAATGCGTTCCCTCTGTCAAAACAGGGGCCGTTGCAATTGCCACCAAATGGGTTGTGACAATTCCGGAATCATACCCATCTGATCCGGTAATCTGGTATTGGTAAAAGTCTGCACCAGGTATTAAATCCCATTCAAATGTTACTTGGTAATATCCCGCATCGGTAACGGCCAAACCCTCTATTGCTCCGCACGATCCGGAAATGTCATTGAAAATTGGAGAAATGCATTTATCCTCAGTCCGCAAATTGTTCCAATCCAATGTGGCTTGGTAAGTCATTATTTCACCTTGACCACGCAACAACACCATATCAGCATTAAACAAGGTCACAATACCATCATTGCCGCCAAACATGAACCCGCCCATTGTTTCATACCACACCCGGAAATGCTTACCCAATCCCAGGCTCATGATAAACTCATGGTTAGTTTGGTTAACGTCATCAATGGTTGCATGGATAACGTGATCTTTTCGCACCGTCACCTTTCTCCCTCCGGAGATAACGGCCCGCTTTGCTGTTGGTGCCGGCTTGTCACCGATTACCCACAAAGTGCGTATGGCATCAATTGCCGTTCCCGTCTGGGTTAAACGAAAACTCCACTCCGCACCATTTGACCAATCAACAAACGGCATTGCACCAACCCGTGCAATAAAAATCCTCCTTATTTCGGAGGCTCTAATGTCTGGGGCACAGAAATTAAAATCAGTTTGTGGCAATGATTCAGAATTGCAAACCGGGCTCCCAAATAGGTGCAAAAAATGCTTTGCTGCTGACTGAGAAATGAGCTTTATCATAAAAAATTTATTTGAAAAAAGGGGCTGTAATTTTCATTACAACCCCTCAATAATAGTAAAAATATACGGTCAATTATGCAAACAATACGTCACCGCTTGCAATTGTGCCGGAGTGTGAAACGCCCAGCGCATCCGTAAACCTGAAAGGCATACCCAGGAAGTCAGCAAACATATTGCACGTTAATTTCAACACACCACCAACTTTAATTGTCATGACAATGCCGCCCGTGTCAATAAGCGGGTTGATGTCGGTGTATTCAAATTTAGCCACCGCATTTGTTCCACCGGCCAATGCGAAGTCACAAGCACCTTGTGTTGGCGTTGCGTCATCTGCAAACGTAACCATTGTATCAAATGAAGTTGTGCCCAGGAGCGTTTGACCAAATATTGGTGACGTGCAACGTTGCTCAGTTGTCGGAGAAACCCATGTTATGACGTAAGCATAAGACATTGTTTCACCATTACCCCGTGGCAACACCATATCACCAGATATTTCAATTGCAATACCTGAGTTGCCGCCAAACATAAAGCCTCCAGCGGTTTCATACCACATTTTGAAACGCTTGCCGGATTCAACGGCCTGCAAAAATGCGTGGTTTGCGTCTGTCACCTCATCAACCGTTGCGTTGATAGTGTGATCTTTCCGGGTGTTGTGCTTACGGCCTCCGGAAATGTCTTTTTTGGTGGTGTTGGGTGCGGGCTTATCTCCTATAACGGTAAGGCAACGGATTGCATCAATGTCCGTTTCCGTTTCGCTCACGCGCTGCTCCCACTCCTCTGCTTGCTCCCAATCGTCGAAATCAGCGGCTCCAACTTTGGCCAAAAATATGCGGGTGATCTCTGACAACTTCACCTCCGGATCACAGAAATCAAAATCAACTGGAGGCAACGTTTCAGCCGCACACGAAGGGGTGCCGCCAATATGCACATACCTCCGGTTTACAAAAGCTAAAAATGTACGTTTCATAAAAAAATTTTATTGGGTTAACTCAATGCTGTAAATGTAATCTGTTTTTCCTAATAACTAAAATGCGGGGCATTAACAACTTGGAGACGGTGTACTCAATGCACTCTCCACGGTTGTATCAAAAGAGAATGTTGAATATGTCACCTTAAATTGAGTTGCACCAACACCACCGGGGATTGAACCGCTCCAACCGGTAACGCTGATAATTTCGGCTCTGGGGATATAGGAAACACGCAACACCCACGCCCCGGCCCCGGTCTTACTCCATAACCTTGCAAAATACCCTGCTGTAAATCCGGTTGTGAGCTTAGCGGTTACGCCTCCGGAGGGCTCACAATATGTTGTCACCAATGTTTGGCCTCCACCGCTTGGCGGGTCTACTGGTGCCGGCTCATCCATTGCTTGCTCACATGACGTTGTGGCCAAAAGGCTCATTTGCTCAAATGTTACTGTTACTTGGGAATATGCTTCATCGCTTGTTCCGTCATGTGTAACATCAATATTTTTTAACTCACCTCTCCTTAATGCTCGATCCGTTATTAACTCTTTATAATCATGTATCTGCATTACATACAACGCAACCTTTATAAAATCAGGCACCAAAGCCGACAATTTATATTTTATCGCGGCCTTTTGAAAAGTTGGGATTAACTCATTATTACCATCTCTCTCTCCCTCAATTTCCACCTCTGGCTCACTTGCTGTAATGAATGAATCTAAGTATAAAAGATTATAAAAAGAACCATCACCAGGATAATGAAGTGGTGACAAATCGGAATTGTGATACCATTTAAATATCACCGCCTCACAATTCAAATCCGATTCACCCCATCCAAAACGTTTCTCCGGAACCCTAAAAATTTCGCTTGTAAAGTACCCATTGAATGGAGCCGCTGGGCTAATGCCATCAACTGGCACAATCCCCAAAACCGGATCAACGATACCTTGCGTAAATTTCATTTCCATATAGTACAAACCAGGCTCCAAATCAATGGCCGCTGTAATCCCTGCATTGGTGGCATTTTTAAACATGAAATAATCTTTCCCGTCCAATGTGCCCCACTCCAAATATGTGGGTGATAAAAATGAACTGAGGTCAACTGCCACCGCGTCCTCAAATCCATCCAAATAATCCTGCATTGTGGCATCCTCACATGCCTTTTTTATTTTCCAATGCACCGGCACCTCTGAGGTTGGTTGCTTGAAAAACTGGAAAGGCAAGATACCGTTGTAAGGTGCCAATTGCGCAAAAACCATGTCTTTGGAGACATGGTTGCGCAAACGATCCTGTTGAAAAATTCGTGGATACCACGGTAACGAATTTGGTAAATTATTGAATAACATAACGGTTAGTTTTTACGGATTTTAATTTTCTTTTTTCCTTTAATAACAACATCAAAGCCGTTTTCCTCATACTTAATTTCACGCTGCTCATTCTGCCTCACCAAAGTTTGTATGCCCTTATCAATGCTGGCAAGCTCCATTGGCTTTTCGCTATGGCTGGAATGGATTACGGTATTATTGATAAATGCCGTATGTTCCCGGCCCTCCTTAATAGCTCCTGCCAATTCCTCATCTAGAGCCATGTGAACACCCAAACCGCTCAACATACTACGCATTTCACGGTCTGACATTGATTCAATTTTGTTGTTGTTGATAACCTCCAGCAACGGCATAAATTTCTCCGTCTGTCTCTTTGCGGTCACAAACTCACCCTCCTCCAGCTCCATCACACCGGCATTGCGATCCGGGGAGAAATATTTTTGCCCGCCCTCTGCGTGTGACTTACCCCCGATCATACCACCATCACCAAATTGTTGAGGTTGTATTGCCTCATATGTCTGGGCCTTTGAAATAACAAATGCCGTCAACATTGCAGTAATTGCAGCAATGGCCACCGGCACCGCAAACGGCCCTCCAATGGCTGTTGCTTGCAACATAATGTTGGTTGACGCTGTAATGAGGTTTGCAGCCTGCAACGCTGTCTGTGCGTCTGCCTGTGCCTTTTGGCTTTTCTGCAACTCCTGCTGGTATGCCTCCTGTTGTTTCAAATCCTCCTGCCTTGATTGCTCTTTGGCGTTCATTTGATCCAATATCCCCTGTATATTGGAGGCATAACCGGCATCACGCAACGCAATCTCAGCTTGCAAACGGCTCCGCAAATCGTCCAATTCTTGGTTGTCCTGGTCAATTGCCGCTTGCTTGGCATCAATCATTTTTTGGTAACGATCCTGAACCAATTTGCTGTAACTGTCCACCGCTTGCCCTATGGAGTTGAACATGCTGGAGACTTGTTGCGTTGCAAAATCCAGCTCCTTTTGGCTGGCACCCGGCAATAATAAGCTCATCACCGTTTGCGGAGGAGTATTGCCAACGGCCTGTTGCAATCCCTGCTTTGCAGCATTCACCCGCGCCTCTGCATTTGCCAATTCCTGCTCCGTGGCTGCATCACCGGATTTTTTCAGTAAATCCAATTGTTTCTGGGCCGCGCTCAACTCCTCCTTAAGAATTTCAATGTTCTTAAGTGCAATGATCCGGTTGCTCTGGGTGGCATACAACTTATTTTCATTGATTAAGTTGACGTTTTTTTGTTTCTCCAGCTCAATTTGTTTCAACCCCTGCTCCTTTTCCACCTGGAGGCTGTCATGTTCCAATTGGAGCATTACAGCATTAATTGCTTTCTCCTGATTCTCTTTGGTGAGGTTCTTTGCGGAAATTGCATTTATCTCTGCCTCTGCTGCCAATCGTAGCTGCTCCAATCGCTTTTCCGTGCTGTCTTTCTCCAATGCAAGCAACTGTTGCTGTATTTCGTAATCAAATGCAATTTGCTGGGCACGGTACTTTTTCCGCACCTCCTCCGCTGCAATCTCTCCCTCCTCTGTTACCTGGGCTTTGAGGGCATTGATTGTTTTGCCTTGCTGTTGCTCCAGCGCAATTTGTTGGTTCAATCCCTCAATGCGTAATGCAATCACATCTTTGTCCGCTTCACCGGCAACGCTCAACTCAATCTGGGCCTCTTTGCGCTGCTCCTGCAAGTTTCTCAACCGGGCTCCGTGTTCCTGATCTAGTGCCGCAATCTTGTCTGCAACTCCCTTTTTAATGGTGGCAATCTCTTTATCTTGCCCGTCCTTCATTTCTGCAATTTTGGAGGCTTGAATGTCATTAGCATATGCACGGGTTTGTTGCAAAATGGCCCGCTCCGCTTCACCGTTGGCAAAACGTTGTTTCAACGTGTCCAATTGCAGCTTTGCCAATTCCTCTTTCTTTTCCCGCTCCATCTTTATGCGATCCACATTTATTTGGGTTGCAGCGTTCAAACTGTCTTTCTCCAATTTGTCTATGCGATCCAGTATTTTTTGCCGGGTTTCTGCATAATTTTTATCATTGGTGTCTAGTGCCAACGCCGTGCGGTATGCGTCCTCTATGGCCAATTTATTATCCGAAATCTGAGCGTTTAACCTGTCAATTCCTATTTGTGTCAAAACTGACTGATTCCGTTTGAGTGCGTTGGCCTCTGCCTCCTTTACTTTCAACCGCCTGTCAGTAATGGCAATGTCCTCCTCCAAAAACTTTTGCTGGGCCTCCAACAACCTGTTTGCCTCCTCAGTTGACAACCCCACCTCCTTTTGCGCCTGGGCAAATTGATATAATGCAATTGCCGCAACCGCCAACACCGCAATGATTGCCGTGAGCGGGTTGGCAAGTAATGCCGCTGTCCAACTTTCCGTGGCCACGGTTGCCGCTTCAACTGCAACCGTGTTTGCTTCGGTAACTACTGTTGCAACTTCATTTGTGGTTGTGGCAACCGCTTGCGCCTCCGTCTCCGCTACCGTGGCCGCTGTCTCCTCCGTAATGGCCGTTGTGTGAGCTTGCCGTGCGTATGTTTGGAGGTAAACGGACAATGCGGAATCTTTGTTGAGAACGTTGGCCACCTCCTGAATACCTTGTAAAATGGCCATTGCGCCCTGCACCTTTTGAATGGCCTTTGCTGCCTCCTCACTTTGCTCACCAAAAGCCGCCAATGCACCTTGACCAATAGCGAATGCACCGGCCAATCCCCGCACCGCTGTAATACCCGCATCCAATCCTTTGGTGTCCGATGCTAACCGGGCAATGCGTTGTGAGGTGTCCCCCAACTGATCCTGCAACTCACCGGCCCTTTGTGACAGCTCAATGAATTGCTCCGTGTTGCCTTGCCCGGCCAACTCCATTGCCGCCAATTCCATACGCATTTCACGCAACTGCGTCCGCAAACTTTTCACCCGTGGCTCTGCCTGATCCGGCACCGGATCAACCTTTGGTATTTTTGAAAGGTCTGCAACAACCTCTGTTGCATCCTCCATGAGAACATTTAAAAATTTGTCGGCCTCCTGAATTTGTTTGCTCAATGTGGCAAACGCCGGTGTGCCCTGGCTCAATCCGGCCAACTGTTTCTTTGCCGTCTCCAGAATAAGGGCAAATCCCTCCGTTTGGGTTTTGGCTCCTTTGAGCTGGTTGGTTAAAAGGTCAATTGAACTTTTATCAATATTGAAACGGAAATCAACCGGCTTTCCTATGGCATCACGCATTTTTGCAACGAATGATCCCAATTTTTCAGTAATGCCGTTGGTGTTGATCTTATCCGGTGAAAATGCCTTTTCCAAATCGGTGCCGGCCTGCTTCGCGGCTGTCTGGAGCTTTTGCGCTGCCTCTGCACCTTGTCCCAACTTGGCGTTGAGGGCATCACTATTTTTTGCAGCTTGCCCCAATGCATCACTCATTTGGGTTGTGGCCTGCTTTGCAGCCGTGGTAACACCGGCCAATCCCTCCTCAATTTCCGTGAACCCGGTTAAAATCCCTCTGGTGTCAATCCCCAATGGGAGCATGAAATTTTCCATAGCTAAAACAATTGTGTGTCATAAAGATATAAAAATATAAAAGCCCCAATGGTTGGGGCTTTTACTAACTCTTATTGTTGCGTGATCTGTTGCGGGCATTCTCATCTTTGATCCGTTGCAACCACAAATCATAAATGCCCCAGAAATCCAAAACGTCTAATGCAATTATGCGGTTATACTCATCAATTGAACCGTTGGCCATTTTAAACCACAACTCAACCCAGCTCTTTTTGATCTTTTTTAATTCTGCTTCGGGGTGGAGGGGCTTGTTGTCTGCTCCGGCCAATTTCCCCGTGGGCTCATTTCTAAGGCTGCGTTGATTACGGTTTGGGCCACCTCCATTTTTTCCAAAATGTTTTGGGTAAAGCTGGTATAGAGTTCGGTGAATCCAGGTACTATAATCAACGCAATAGCGAAAAAATCATGAGTATCTATGCCGGCCCTTTTCCAATCCTCCAATTTCTGCACCACCGTATCATTTCCCCATTGCGTCCTATCCTCTTCTTTCGTGTTCACGCATAGGGTGCAAATTTTGAGCATGGTTGGCTCTTTCTCTTTGAGCTTCACCATATGATTCAAAAGTTTGTCCGCATGCACCGCTGCGTCCGCAAACCTTACTTTGTTGAGCAATTCCCGCTGGGTAATCATGGCCTCATAAATTTGCTCTAAGGTCATACCCATTTGCAACTCCCTCTGGAGAATCACAAACTCACAGTAACGGCCAATTGGCAAACGTGTCTCCAGATAGTACGTTTTCCCGTTGGCCTCAAATTGGCCTGCTTTAAAGTCTATCCGCTTAAGGGCTCCCAGGCTGTCCCAATTGCTGGTGTCAATTTTCTGCATCGTTTTTTCGTTGTATTTGATTAATGATAAATGAAATTATGACGGTAAAAATAATAGCTGATCCAATGGTGAGCAAGTGGCAAAGGAGATTGTAATGCCGCCAATGGTACCTGATATAAAGCCACAACGCCAATTGCCCGGCAAAACATTTCTCACAGCCCCAAATGGGCCGGTAAAACCACCGCTCCACCTCAACGTTGTTCACAACCTTAATCCCTACCTTTTGACCGATTACAAACCACCAATTGGCCACGCGCTCATTGGGGAGGATCACCAACAACACCGTTGAGAATATTGAGCAACAAAGGCCCAGATAAAGGGCCAAATTAAAGTTGTGAATCATTGTACAAAGTTGAGTTGTTTAAAACAGGTTTGAGACACCCAAAATTTACATTGCAAGTCAAGGGCAAAATATTCATATGGGGGCCGGAGATATTGCAATTCTGCCTCATCGTAATTGTAACGGGAAAATATATTGGCATCTTGTATTGGCACCCCTGCAAGCGTCACAAACAACCGGGAAATGCCAATTGTTGAGTTGATCCCCGTGCCCTTTACCAAACGGGCCACGATCTCAGAAATAAAGTTGGCCGTTACCTCCTCATATTTCGGCATATCTCCCTCCAGAATCTTTTGCCGGTTCACCCAGCAAACCAGACGTAACCGGGACACCACCGCCAATTGGCCGGCCTTTACTTTCGCGCCGGTGTCTGGAGTGGTTCCAAAGTCCTCAAAGTAAAGTATGCCTTTCTTTGTGCCATCTGGCACCAACGCCCGCTCTCCCATGCCGTCCTCAATATCATAGGACACCGGCAATTTCTTTTGGATTTTCTGGGCCTGCTGATCCGTTCCGGCCTCTGCATACCTTGTATCAATGACGGGTTGGGCAAGCCCTGCAACCGTGTGCAAAAAGGGCAAATCAACCAACATGCCCTTTAAAATGTTTGATAGTTCCTTTACCATATACTAAAAACCGTTGTTTTTAAAGATAAGTTGGATTTGCTCCAACATTACCTGAGTTAAAATTTTGATCTCCTCCGGCCCCAATGACTTGCCCAGGTAATCCCCGTACCTGTCACGGTTCCAATTCATCTTGTTAACAACCTCCGCTGAATTGCCACCCAGCGGGCAAACAATTTGCCCCTCTCCTTTGTAGTATGGAGTTTGCGGCCCCATTCCGGCCCACATCTTATTGGTAAACCCCAGGTCAACATGATCTGTTGGCAAACCCTCCGCTCTCCGGAGGTCGGCCCACGTCATGCCGGTTTCCTCTCCGTCCTTCGCGGCCTCATCCTTTTTTTTGACGCTCTCAATGTATGCGGCACCGGCATTGCTCTTTTCCTTGCCGTCAAAAAACCACGCTGGCAACTTGTTACCAGAATACATTGCGCCAAAGCCTTGTTGCCTAATTTTCCGCTCAATGAGGGCTTTGGCCGTTATCGTGTTCAAACGGGAAAGGTCAGGCAAGGAATTTAATATTTCCTGCCTGACCTTTTGCAACCGCCTCTGTAAATCGTTGAGGTCTGCCATTAGCTGTAAATTGTACCTTTTACAATCTTATCCTCTTTGCAAGTGTAACAATTGGTTTCTCCCAATGTGAGGTTGTTGGCAATGGCTGTAATACGATCCTCATATTCTTTCCGGAAATGGTTGCGCTTGCCCCATAGGTACTCACGATTTTGCAAGTTCACCCGGTTAACCTGGGCACCCTTAAAAATGTACTCAATCCAAAGCTCCCCGGCCTTGTATCTGGTGGCCCACGCCATCATTTGTTGTATGGCCTCCTGTTTGTCGTATTCGCGGCACACAACGGTGTCTGTGTCGCAACCAACCTCCATTGAAACGGAAAAGCCATGCCCCCTTTCGTCTGCTGTAACGTTGTGTAAACGCTGGGTGTCGCTGAATGCAACGCCTTTGTAAGTCATGTATGCATTTAACGCTCTGGTTAAATCCCGCCCGTTGCATGAGCCGCACCGGATATTGTTATTTTTCGGCATCAACCCTCCGGCCTCATTGCGATCATAGAAAATCCAGTATTCCAGCGGGTGGCCGTCCTCCTCCATTGGTAAGGTAATGCCGCCCTCCGGCATGGTGGCGTTTGTCCACGATCCGGCAACGGTTGTGATCTCCAGCGTGTGCAATGGCTCATCAACGAAACTCATATCTTTTGCATACACCTTATGAATGTACACATTGAACGTTGCGGCACCATTGAGACAAAGGGAAATTGCATTGATTTTGATATTGCCGGCAATGGCCTCGATCATGCGGTATCTTTGGCCCTGATATTGTCCGCTTGTGTGCAATACCCCAGACACGGAGCGTTGCCCCACTTGCCCGTTGAACTTAATTTTTGCAGGCTGGAAACGGCTATTGATTGCCAAAAGTAAATCCGCTTTCAGGCTCTTTTGGGCCTCCGTTTTCGCGTCCAATGCTGACTGCAACGCAAACTCCATTGATTCCTGTGTATCTATGGCCATAAGGTCAATGCCGCCCGGCAATGCATCCATAAACAAGTCAGAATTGGAAACGGCAATTGCGGCTTGCATTTCCTCACTTAGCTCATTGTAGAATGGAATGGAGGCGTTGTTGGTAACGCCAATAATATCTGTAATGCAGTCCATAATGGTTAAATGTTTTCTCAAATGTATAATAAAAAACCCGGCACCGCAAAGTGCCGGGCTTTCCCCTAAATTCACAAAGGTTCTTATGCTGTTACCTTGTAACCATAAATACCTGTTGGCGTGTACTCCGTGCCGTCAATTGTTTGAGGGCATGGTGTTGGGTTCAGGAATATACCTCCACGGGTAATAAACCTCCAGGTGTGTATATCACGGCCCGCATTACAGCTCATTGTGTAAATGACATCGTAATAAACGCCGGGGAGAATGTTGGATTTGTAGCGGAAACGGGTTTGGTTGATCTTACCGCGCTTTTCCACCGGGGCATCCGTGTAACGTGTGTACGTGTTCATTGAAACCGCATTGCGATCCACTAAGAACATATTTTCAGCAACACCGGCTCCGGTAAAGTTCCACATATCGAAATTCAAATCAATTTTCGATTTGCGGAGGTCGTTGCCCTTGCCGTCAAGGTTTCCACCGTCTAATCCTGCGTTCATCCACTCCTCAAAGAAAGTGCCATCCTCCAGGTAAAAACCACTTTCGGCCATGTTAAGCTGCATTTGCTTAATGAGGTTGGCAACCATACCCATTTTGTAAGACGCTGCCGGGATCAAAGAGCGGGTATTGGCCGCATCCCACGTAAATGGTGAGGAGCGGTTGGCAATAACCGGAATGTTTGGCCCCATGTTGGCTTTGTAATATGCAATGATCTGGCGTGTCCACCATTCGCTCAACTGCTTATCAGCTTTGAGGAAACCGTGTGCCACTTGCTCCACGCGCTCATACATGTTTGTACGAATTTTTTCATCATCAACCGAAAAGTCAAACTTTTGGCTCATGGTCATTTCATACTCCTTGCTGTCGCTCTCCAGCTCTGGGCCTTCGATGTCGCAAACGTCCGTTGTCTGGTCGAAATCGTCCGTGTCCAAACCGCACGATTTTATCCAGGTAAGGTTTACAATGTTGTCTTTGTCTGGGTTGTTAAGCTCCTGCACACGGGCCGTTTGCTTTTCCAGTTGAGTAATTGCAGCGTCACAATGGGGTTTGATGTCATCGGTAAATTTACCCTCTGCCCATTTCTCCTCTGCTTTCAATTTGTACTCCAGAATTTCCGACTCATCGAAATCTCCAGCGGCACCGGCTACGTGTACATATCTCCGGTTAACGAAAGGCAAAAAAAGTTTTTTCATAAAAAAGTTGTGTGTTAAAAATTGGGTTAAAAAATGGCTCCTTACTTTTTGCCGTTTTCGCTTCGGTAAGTGTCCATTACAACACGCTTTTGTTCAGGCTTTAAATCTCCCCTGTCCATTATCGCGGCCAATTCTGTTGCGTTCTTTGGTTTCGTTACTCCAGCCGGATAAGCCGCGCCGCCGCCTGCTCCTCCTTTGCTTTTGTCTGCACCGCCTGCTCCTCCTGGGTTTGCACCGCCGTTGTTAGCGGCAAAATCAAAATGAGTTGTGGCGATTGCTTTAACGTGTTCCGCAAAATCCAACGTGTGACCGTGTTGATCTTGTTGTAATGCACCGTCCTTTGACACTAAAATTTTTCCGTCTTTCTCCTCATAGTCGAAACCAGAAAGTGAATTGAGGAAAGTCTTTTTTTGCGTCTCCGCTACTGTGGCATTTGTTGAAAAAACCGGGTTCAGGCCGGTGAGCAATGTCATTGCGCTCTCTCCAACTTTGCTGAATGTTGAGGCTTTGGCATGCTCCGTTTTAATTTGGGTCACTTCGTCCGTGTGGGCCTTTTTAGCGTCTGCCACTTGCTTTTTCCAAATGGCCTCCTGCTGCTGAAAGAAAGAGGATTTTTTAATGTCCTCATCATTTTTTGCGGCACCTTCACCGGCCTTTTTGCTTATGATTTCGTCCATAAGCTCAATGCCGATTTTGTCAGATTCAACCCCGTAATGCTCCTTTAATTCTTTTTCGCGCTGTGTAAGCCCTTCGGATTTCCCTTTGTTTTCACCCTCTTTGAGCTTGCCTTTGGCCGCTTCAATTTGGATTTTTTTGACCCTTTCCACATCATGAGCTTTTACAGCATCAATTGCGGCTTGTGCCGTGGTTCCGTCCTTTAGAATTTCGGAGATTGTATTTGCATCCAGCTTATAGACTGTGGATAAAAGTCCGGTAAGAATCTCCGTGCTATCGGGTGCGCCCCCGTCACCAAAAACGTGTGTGAATCTTGATGAAGCAAAGAGTAATTTGGCCGTGTATTTCATAACAAAAGTATTTTGTTGTGTTGAAAAAATGAAAAAAAGTTTTTTTGATGTTGGTATGCCGGGAATTATTTGCCCGCTGGTTTGCCGTTGTTGGCTTTGCCGTTAGGCTTTGCCGGTGTCTTTTTAGTTGATCCGTTTGCCGCTGGAGCTGCTGGTGCCGCTGCTGTTTGCTTTGCCGCCTTTGCCTCTGGCATTTCCTTTGCGATCTCAACCCAGCCGGATTTGTTGTTGCCCAACGTCACCCATGTTTGCCTGGAGAAAGTGCGGAATTGCGGTTGCTTATGGCCTTTGAGTTGGCGTTTCGCGTCCACGTAATCCGGGCCGTGCAATGCCACCTTTGCCTCATGATCTGCCAACGCTTGCTCCTCTGCACTCAGCGGTGCCGGTTTGTTGCGGTCTGCAATGATCTCCTCCGCACGGGCAATTGTGCGCTTTGCTGGCTCCAGCAAGTGCGGGTTGTTGGCCAACTGAATTGCACCGTTCTCAATGTCCTCCTCACTTGGAGTTGGGATTGTGGTTGCTGGCTCCGTAACCTCCGGCTCCGGTGTTTCCTCTTTCACAACTGGCTCCTCTGGTGCGGGTGTAACAACTGGCTCTGGAGTTGTCACCGCTGGCTCAACCGGAGCGGGTGTTTGGCCGTCACCGTTTTGTTGCTCTGGAGCTGGTGTTGCTCCGTCTCCCTCCTTCGGGCCTTTGTCGGCATCTGCTTCACCGTCCTCTCCCTGGTCTTTGTCCTTATCCTTTTGCTCCTCCTGCTCCTTTTTTTCCTGCTGGGATTTCTGGAGGGCTTTTGCGGCATCGTCTACATTACCGGCAACGTGTGAAAACCTCCGGTTGGTAAACGGTAAAAAAATCTTTTTCATAAAACAATGATTTTTAGTTGGCTCTAAAGGTAGTAGAAACTTTTTTGAAACACAAAGCCCCGGAGCTGTTATGCTCTGGGGCTTTGCTGTTGGCTATGCATTACCAATCCGTGCAAAACAAAGATATGCTTTATGCCGCAATTGCCAAATCAGGCCGCATAATCACCGCCACGGTGTACGGAATCCAATTTAAATGATGTCGGCAACCAAAGCCTCCCAAATCTGTAAACGGGTTGTAATTGGGTTGCTTTGCCTCCTTCGGATCAAATGCCGCTATCTCCTCACGGGTGAACACTTTGCCGTTGCGCTCAATGCAAAACTTTCTGGAGGTCTTTATTAAACCACCCTCATAAATGGCATAGTTCAATTTCAGCTTGTCCGCATACACTTGTGCCGCCGCCCGGTCAACCTGTGAATAAGTATCATAAACAAAGTTGCGGTAATACTTTTGGAGGAGGCCCGCCGTTTGCTGGTTGCCCTCAATGAATTGCTTTACCTCTGCTCTCATTGCGTCATGGCCCTGCTGTCCCACAACGGCCCGCAATGCCAAATTTTTCAAATCATTCAACACTTTTGTGTCTGATACCGTTTTTTGCAAATAGCCGTTACCCTCCAAAGCTCCGTTACCTTTCAGGCCCAGCCATGATTGCATGAACTCTTTCACCGTGGCATTTATTGGGATCAACACGGCCTTAGTGTTGAAGCCCTGGTAATACTTGCCGTTGAAATCCAATATTGATTTCACACCGTCAACCATTGTTTTGGCGATCTCCACACCGTCCGTTTTCACGTACTGAGTAAATATTGTGTCAACCGTGGCCAACAACCGCTTGTTGCGTAACGTGTCCTTTATGCGGCCATCCTCTGCCACGTCCAATTTGTTCACAAAGTCATTGAGGAAACGGTTGAGCAACTTTTGCTGGGCCGCTGTAACTGTTTTCTCCAGCTCTGCCAATAGCTCATCAACCAATTTTGTGCGGTTGCCCGCTGCCTTTCGGATTAACTTTTGTAACTCCTTACCGTCCATTGATACATAATTTAAGCCCGGAAATTGTACATATTTCCGGGCTGTTTACTGTAAAGATTAATTGTTTTGCGGGTTGGGCTCTGCTGCTGGTTGAGGTTCCGGTGCGGGGTTGCCGTCTCCTCCGTTGCCATCACCGCCCGCTGGTGGAGTGTCACCCATGCCGTTGTTGCCCAGGTTCAACGCCAATGCATTGTCCTCTGCAATGTCATCCCGGTACGCCTGCACCATTTCATCAACCAACGGCACTTGCTGGTCATATGACAGCATCCAAAAGCCTGGGTTGTCCAAATCCAGCTCAGAAAATATTGATTCAAAGTTGGCATACAACACTTTTGTGTCCGTGGAAACGTATGAGCTTGCCATGTTCATGGCAATAACGTCTGGGCTTTGGCCATTGAATGGGAAAAACTTGTGCTTAACCTCATACATGAGTTGGGCAATTTCGTCTCCATCGTTGACAATGGCCGCAATGTCTTTGTTGATCTGGTCAATGAGGAATGATGGAGCCCCAGACGCATTTGCCAATTGTAAGTCTGCCAACAACTCATCAATGGTTTTCATTTTAAAGTCCGTGGGGAATATGCAAATAATTTTGGGGTCTGCACTCTCCGGTGTTCCCGCGATCCGGCCAAACGTGTAAATAATATCTATCCACACATCACTGTATTTTTCGGAGAAAGGAAAGAGTGCATCATATGTACCCTGCATATTGTTCCGTACCTCCGTTGCTGTAATTGGGCTTTGGCCTGATCCAGACACCGGAGACGCGCCCGCGCTGGTCTTTGTCTGCTGGCTCTCACCAAACACCGCTGCCTTTGTCTCAATCTTAAGATATTCAACAAAGGCTTTTTGGAATGTGAGCAAATCAACCGGAGGTGATTTATACACCAACGTTTTGTCCAAATCCAATATTTCATTGTTAGGGGTGCCGGTGTCAGGCATTGGGAAATACAACGCATCCTGTGCCGTGGTGTGTACCTTAAAGCCCACACCCTTGCAGGCACCGCACACTTTACCATCCAACCCTTTGCCCAGATTGCATTTTCTGGTTGATCCGTCAACAACCTCTCCTGGGCACCGCTGCACATACTGCATTTTCTGGGGGAATGCGTGGAGCGACATTGTTAAATCCATTTCGCTTACTGTCTTAATGGATTTCATGAGGTACGGCATTGCATCGTGCCAACCGTTCACGCACGTTTCCCCGTCCGTCTCAACGTCCGAAACATAGCCCACACGGAAACATGGAGCAAAGCCCAACTTTGGATCAAATACCCGTTGGATATAGTAAGTTTTATTTTGCGCCTGGTATAACTCCTCTCCGGGCTGGAGCTGGTAATTAATGGCTTTCAAATACTCTTTGTCCACTTGCTCCCATTGCACGGTGTAATCCTCATCATACAACGTAAACTTGTCCCCGGTGGTTGGATCATACAGCCCAGCGGCCCGCGCCTCCGCAATGGGTTGTTTCTTTGCTTTCTGGAGCTTGTTAAACGTAATGTCATTATGCACCCACAACCAACGGGTTTCCTCATTCTCAACATTCCAATTCCATGCGTCACAGCTTGGCACCTCAAAAGGCCGTGGTGTCACTACCTGGGCCGCGCTGTTTGGTGTGTCCCATTCGATCACCACCCACGCATTGGGGTCTGTAAATTGCAAAATAGGGTAACGGGTTTTCAACCAATAATCCAACCCTTTATTGTTGCTCCGCTTACGGCCATAAAAGGACATACGCATTTTTTGCACGATCTCATTGCGGGTTGCGGTGCCAAAGTCAAATGACTTTTTCACGTTGTTGTTGCGCAATGCCTTGTTGAATGGCTTCATGAGGGCCGCACATACAGACGGTGTAATGGAAATGGTTAAGTCCACGCGCTGTTGAAATGCTTCCTCATCCTCTCTCCGCACAAAGCGTTTCAAAAGAAACTCCGCATTTTCTCCGGTCACCAATGCCCGGTACACGTTGCGGAACTCAACGGCCCGCTCATAATAGCAATGCTGCTCTCTGGTATTTACAAATTGTTGTCCTAATGCAATTGCCTCATTCAGTTCCATAATGGCTCATTTTGATAGTGGTAAAGGTAATAGGGATTTTTAATAAATGAAAAGGCCCGTGAGAACACGGGCCACCACTTGTTGAAAACAATATGAAGCATCTTTATTGCACCGGCTCCGGCTTACGGTAATACTCATAAACCTTATCAACCTGAAATTTGTCTTTTATCCTGTATTCCGGATCAACGTTGTGCAACAATGAGGTGTGGGTGACATCAATGTAAAAGTGCTTTGGCGTAAATGGGAAATTGACGAATTGGCGGGAATGAACCACCGTGCCGTTTGGCCCCTTCACCGATCCCGTGAACGTGCGCCCGCTTTTCTCTTTGAACACAATTGCATCTAGGTAATAAGCCGGCCCATTCTCTCCAACCTTGAAAAGTTGCGGGCACCGCTTGTTTTGAAATAGCTGCTCCGGGTTGTCTGTAACCTCAACCCACTCCTCCGGTGTGCCCTCAATTGGGCAAATGGCTTTGTAGGTAAAGAGCTGTTTGATTGCGCCGGTAATAACGGCAATGGCTGCTTTGGCATGCTCCTCATTGTCCACGGTCAACCCAAACTTTTCTGCAAGGGCCAAAATTTCCGGAATGAATGGAGCAATAATTGGTTGGTGATCCGGCCCAACGTTGGCCGCTGCCTGCATCAGAATTTCAAACTCTGTTTTTGCAAAATCGTGTGTATTTGTCATGCTGCTTTATATCGGTTTGCCTTTACACCGTAAGGTTTTTGTTTTTCTGATTAATTGAGAACCGCATAAAACCAAATGGCACTTTTTCGACAATCAAACGGCTCTCCCATTGTGTCAATATTAAGCCTTTGCCAATTTAGCGGTATGTATTTAAAGTAAGTCATGCCCTTAAAGATACTATTCTTTCATGTAATCCTTTGCCTGCTCACATACAAGATACTCCATTGCGTCCGCACAATGGCCCAGCTTTTGGAACTTAATGCCGTTTGCGTCCTCCTCCTCCTCTTTGTATTTGCCACCGTCTGGGCCTTGCAACAAGTATTCACAATCACGTATGAGGTTGGGGCAACTCTTTTCATCAATCTCAATTTCCACCTCCGGCAAACGGCCCGCAAATACTTTATCCACAAAATCCCGCCTTTTCCGCACTTGAATGTTTTGCCGTTTCGCCCGGAGCCAACCGGCACCCGTATAAACTTTATTGCCATTGCTCCATGTGTTCTCAATGATCTTGTAGTTTGTAAGCGATCCCAACCCCTCAATGCGGGCATGGCCGGAGGCATCACCGTTCACAAAGATGTCCACACCGTAATGGCCGTAATCCTGGGCCACAACCTCCGCTGTTTGCTCCGTGGTGTTGTCTGGGTGCGGCATGCATATCTCCCTAAAGAATGAGAACCGCAACACGGTTATTTTCTCCAGCCCTTCCGCTGGCTCATCATACTTTTTGCGAATGTATTTAGGATCACCCGTTGGTGGTTCAATCCAGCGTGTGACATATCCCACATGGGCCAAAAGGCACGTTACGTATGGAGCGGCATTGAAGTCCCAGCCGGTGGCAATGGATTTTGTTTTGTCGAATGGTACCGGCTTAACGATTGTAAAGCGGCTAAAGCTGGGGAAAAACTCCCCGCCATTGCGCCCGAAAGGATAACCGAAAATGAATTTGAGCATTTCAGATTTCGACATACGCGCCCGCCTGTCAGAAATAAAGCCCGGTTTCAAATTATGCTCATTCCAGTATGCTGAATAAATGCACACCATTGTTTCCGTTACCTCCTGCGTTTCCTCATTCACCGTTGGTATGAGCTTGCAAAAAAAGTCATCCTTTGCCGTGATCCGTTCCCTGATTTCCTTTTCATAGGGAGCAATGCCCAACAACTCAATGAGCCATTCCACATTGCCCTCTGCTGGAGACGTGTGTATGTAGCACGGAGCCCAGGCAACAAACCCTTGACGCTTGGCAACATCAAATGGCAACTCCGGAGCCCAGATAATTTTGTATGTCTCCTTATGAAACCAAAGGCCAATTTGACGGAGACGGCCCAGAATAACCGTTGTCAATGCCTCCTTTTTGGTGTCCTTCGTTTCGTCAAGGTGAGCCCATGCGAACTCCTTACCGTCATGGCTCTTATAGTTGTCCAACGATCCCATGAACACCACGGCACCATTGCGAAAGGAAATGATGTTGTTGTAAGTTTTGAAACGGAATTTGGAGCGTTTCCAGCCCTTCACGTTGGGAGGCTTCACACCCACCACATATTGGCCGTGGGGCCGCTCATTCTTTTCATACTCCACCATGCCAAACACGCTCTCCAGCGTCCCAAATACTGAGGTGAGGGTGGAGGAGCTTAATTGCTCATACGTGTTTGCGCCAATGAATCCTTTAGCCTCCGGGAATTGCGTTACCATGATACCAACAACCAGACCGATCACAAGCGTTTTCCCTGCCCCTTGCCCAGCAATGTTTGCAATGATTGACGTGCGGGCCTGCATCACCTCGTTTTGCGGCTCCGATAACTCCACATTAATTTGTTTGACGTTTGGTTGTACTGCCATTGGAAACAATCTTTGATAAAAAATATTCTTGGTTAAACCTATGCTGTAAGCTCTTAACAATGCGGCTCCATTGAACACGGTGCCGGCTGCACATATAGAAATGGTTTGATGCATCGAACCAACCACCGCTCCACCACTCACCATGTTTGCCCCGGCCCTCCCTTATGTTCTTTCGGTGCCAATAGTAAAAGGGATCATTTGCATAATCCCTCACCGTGCAACCTCCCTTACAAAAGGGCACAACGCATTTCCATTTCTTAAGCGTGTATGGCAACAACTCCAAATCACTATCCTTTATGCCTTGACGGGCCACCGCCTTTTTACACTTATTGCACATTGATCTCTGGTTTTTTGTAGTACAATTTCCCGTCTCTGTATTCAACGTTTTTAATCACCCGCCCGTTGCAGTATTCCACAATGGAGCGTTTGAACCCAGAAAGGGAGCCGTAATGCCGGTATTGAATCTTTTCCCAGGCATCGTTGATTGAAATGCCGGTGTCCGTCCGTGCATACCGCATCACCGTCTCCGTTAGCTGCTCCACGAAATACCCAAAGGCCGTAATGCGGTCATTCTGTGATCCGGCCACGCTCCTTTTCATGTACTCCTCCAGCTTTAGTTGGCCGGGCCTCCGGTTCAATACTGGAGCAATCATTTCCCTGATCTCTCCACGGCCTTTGTTGTAACCCAATTGCGGCAACTCCTTATAGGCCAAAACACCAATGCCCAGGTGACGGCACAATGCGGTCTGGGCTGGGTGCAAATGCCAATACCTTTTCACCGGCACCGCTGCGTAACTGTAATGGGCAATACCCCGTGCGCTGTGGGCCTGCCAAATCACATCAAAGTTGAGTGAGCATTTCACCTCCACGGCCAACCGCATTTGGCCCATTACGGCCACAATGTCAATGATACCTCCGTGCGGTACCTCTTTGTAAATCTCAAAGCCCTCCAGCCAATCAATGAACTTTTGGGCCAATTGCGCCTCTGTCATACGTGCGTTTTTGAAACTTTATTGAAAGAATATTGAAACCAAAGTGCGGTTTGTACACCGGGCCGAAAAGCCACAGGAGCGGTTATAAATGTTTTGCCTATGTGTTCAACTCATGGTTGGGGTGATCCCACCATTTGGCCGGCTTCATGCGGTTGGTCAACCCTACCTGAGACAATAAACAGGTGGAGTAATCGACACAAACCAATTGCTCTTTGATCCAGCCAAAGTTTTGATACTTGGTGTCTGTAAAGAAATACGGGATTTTATCCGGCCCCTCCCCTGGCTTAAGCAACCGGGCCTTTTCCTGAATGAGTATTGAGCCGCATGTGCTGATCTCCTTACATGGTGCAAACCACTTTGCCCAAATGGTATCTTTCACCATTTGCCAATAATGCCACTCAATGGTGTTGTGTTTGGTGTCATCATGCTCAATCTTAACCACGTACTTTTTGTTTGGCATATACTCAAAAACTGATCTGGAGGCACCCCAGCCCAGCAAGTCACCGCACACATGGTTGAACAATGCCCGGTTGGTCAATGGGCACTCTAAAAAATCCCTCAACATTGTTTCTTTTACTGTTGGGGCTAATCCGGTTTTACGTTGGTTACGCGCCATGAATGGAAATTTTTGTGTGTGAATCGTAATGAAAAGAGGCCAAAACGTGTTTTTTTGGCCTCATAGTGGAAATTTATTTTATCCCTCCCCCAGCAACCGTTGCTCATCCTCTCCAATCTCCTCTGCCTCCTCAATGGCCTCTCTGTCCCGTCTGGGCCGCACGGAAAACGTAATATCCCGCACCTCTGGAGCTGTGTATTCCGAAACGTCCCCGCCTTGCCCTGGTAACTCTGCTGCCTGCTTATCCAGCCCCAGCAACTTAACACGGGCCGCAATGCACCGCTCAATGCCCAGCAAAAAACGGGCATCACCCACCCTTTGCACCATTGTCTCCTCCTCCCTTACCTCATTTGGGTTGAGCAACCGCCGCTCATTGGTCTGTGGGTCTGTAACCATATCCCCGCCACGCTTCACAACCTTTTTACGCAATGGCTGGCAACTCCTCTCCCATGCCTCATGATACACCCGTTCAAGGTTATTGATTTTTGCAATCTCACGGGCTTTAGCTTTGGACAAGGTGGCCAACGTCTCTTTGTGCCATTGGTCAACAATTGCTTTGGCATCCTTCGTTACGCTCTTAACGCTGATCTCATAAGTCCGGTTTGCCGCTAACTCCTTTGCAATCTGGGTATAACCCACCCCTTTAAGGATAAATGGAGCAATGAAAATCAAATCTTGTTCCCGCTCCTGCTTCGTCCGTGTTGGCCCTTCGCTGGTTTTTTTCATCCCTTTTGCCATATCTCCTTTGGGTTTGTAATTTGCGTTTTTGAAACTTATTTGAAACAAACAATGTCTTTTGCCCGTTTCCGCTTGTCTTATGCTTTATTTTCCACATTTGGGCCTTTCCCGTCTGTGTCCCCTCACTTGTCTCCCCCTGGCTTATTCGTGTTCTTTGCCACCTCTTTTACCGTTTTGGGCTTTTCTTTCAATTTCAGGAGGATAAGTACCGCATGCTCCGGAGTTTCGGCAATTTCGGCCAACTTTTTCTTTACCGTTTCTGCCTGCTCCTCCGTATAGTTGAGCCGGATTTGCTTAACGTGCGCCAAACGGCTCTGGCTGGTTGGTGGCAATTCCTTTGGGTCAAGCTCCGGCAATGCCCCCTCATCAAACTTTAATCCCCAGCCCTCCAGCTCTGAAATATTCCACTCCTCTTTGAGAATATCATGATCCCATTCACCCCATTGCACATTGTCCTTTATCATGAACTCTTTGAGCTGGGCCGGTGTGAGGTCTTTGGCCCGCCTTACCGGGAAATGATCCCAGCCCAAAGCCTTGCATGCCTTTAACCGCTGGTTGCCCGCAACCAAATATCCCTCCTCATCCACAATGCCGGTGCGTATCAACATCATTTCCGGAAAACCGGCAATGGATGTTTTCAAGCTCTCCAGCTCCGCATGAGTTATAAACTTTGGGTTGCCTGGGTGTTCCCGCACGTCCGAAATGGGCCACCACTCCAATTTGCTCTCCTCTTTCTGCATTAACTGCTCAACTGTCTGGTGCATGGCTTATTTCTGGTTTTTTAATTGGTTATAGGTTCTTTTGATAATAGCCCGCGCCCGCACCCTGTTAATGGCCGCAATGAGCCGTCCCCGTATTCCGTAATAATCCACGGCCCAAAATGCGAAATCCAACACCCAATCCAATATCAGGAATGCAATTATTCTCCACCACGGGCAAGTTGCCAATGTGCCTATGCCGGCCACCTTTCCAAATAGGAACAACACAAAGAAAGAGTTGGCCAATGTTAATTTGTTTCTCATTGAGTTTCAATTTTGTTTCAAACTTAGTGAAAGAATCTTGCAAATAAAAAACCGGGTGATCTCTCACCCGGCCTGAACTGTGTTGCTCGTTAACCCAAAAACTGCAACAACCTCTTTAGATTACCGCCTCCGTCTTTTCATCGGGTTTCATTTTCGGCTCGGTAATGGTTATGTTTTTCAACTGCTCCTCTGTGAATGCATTCTTTTCATGGAATGCGGCCACAATCTCAATATAACCGGCATACTCTGCAATTTGCTCCTTTGTGTATTCCTCATTTTCGCCAATTGCCTTGTACTTTTCGCGCCATTTCTTAATGGTGTATTTTTTGCACCCTATTTGAATGGCATCCTCACCCCACCAGGAGACAGCGTGACGTGATCCGCTTATGCATATAGCTTTTACAACTGCATCGTTTGGCACCTTTCCCTCATAGCCAATGCGGGTGTTGTCGCCAATGCTGGTGTTGTCGCCAATGCTGGTGTTGTCGCCAATGCGGGTGTTGTAGCCAATGCGGGTGTTGTCGCCAATGCTGGTGTTGTCGCCAATGCTGGTGTTGTCGCCAATGCGGGTGTTGTCGCCAATGCTGGTGTTGTAGCCAATGCGGGTGTTGTCGCCAATGCTGGTGTTGTCGCCAATGCTGGTGTTGTCGCCAATGCTGGTGTTGTAGCCAATGCGGGTGTTGTCGCCAATGCTGGTGTTGTCGCCAATGCTGGTGTTGTCGCCAATGCTGGTGTTGTCGCCAATGCTGGTGTTGTAGCCAATGCGGGTGTTGTCGCCAATGCTGGCTGTGGGGTGAATATAAATTTTGCGCTTTGCCAACTCCTCCTGGCAAGTATCGAAATCAAACGGCATCCAGCCTTGTCCGTCAACGAATAAATAAATGTGCTTTTTCATTTTATGTGTGTTGTTTTTTTGATTTAAATTATTGAAAAATTATTGTTGGTATTTCTGGTAAATGAAAAAGCGTTGGCCCACAACCTCCGTTGTGACATTGGCAAAGGTGTCTCCAAATACCTCTTTGACCTTAACCAATGATTTCTCATGATCTGCTGGGCTTTGCTTCATGCCCATAAGGTGCCGCACCTCCCATTTCAGGTTGTCCCCCTCTGTTGTTATTGTTATCAATGAGGCCGGGAAAAGTTTGCGTAATCCGTTTTTGAATTTTGTAATGTCCATAAAGTTATTTTTCTGATATTATTAATTGTGGTGCCGTTAACTGCAACGTGATCTCATCACGCCGTTTTTCAATGTTAGTAATTTGTTCATTCATTCCCGCCGTTACTTTGCAAATTGCCTCCTTAAATGCTTTCTGGGCATTGTCCACTCCCACAAAGTAATTGGGCCGGCTTACCTCCCCATCATAATCAACATTCACACTTTCGATCCTGTTGCCTATATGTCCACGATCATTAAACCCTAACTCAACGCCCCACGTTGAGAACTTAATGGAATTGTAATGCACCTCCAACACTCTGGGGTTTTTATCAACGTCAACAAGCTCAAAAAGACGCATTGGCATAAACCCTTTGCGGAACTCCGCTAACTGCTGTATTGAAACATTTTTATTCATTTGCCCCTCCTTCTGTTTTGGCCATAAACTCCGGCAAGTCGTGGCCGGTTTCGGCCTTGTAAGCCTCATTTTGATTCCGGTGAGCCTGGGCAATACCTGCTGGGCTGGCCCCCTCCAATTTGTTCTCAATGGCTGGGCCTGCCTGCAAGTCCTCATTGAGCCCGTGGCACCCGTCACTCTCCTCCAGCTCATCCCAACCGCATGTTGGGCAATGGAGGTATGAACTTAAGCAATAATTGCACGGAGGGTTGTTGAAGCATGTGCAACCCTCACCCTCATAAGCAAAAGCAATTTTGCCGGTGCATCCGTCACGGTTACAAATTGCCCCCTCCTCAATGCCCAACGGCTCCCATTTAACCGGAAAACTATAAACCATATTTTCCGTGTTTGCCGGCACCCCTGGTAGTGGGTCAATCCTTAAATTTTGAAACCGCTTTTGCATTTCCTTATCCTCCGATTGTGCAAATACTTTCCAGGCATCGTTGCCACCCTCTGTGTCAATTGCCCACTCATTGGCCTTTGGGTATGGCACCGGCTGCAATGTTGATCTCTCTGCCAACCACTCCGGGGAAACGGTCATTGTGTGCGCTCCTGGTTTGCTGGCCGGAACAATAAACTCCGGGCCTCCATTAATATGAACACCGCCCGGAGGAAATGTTGGCTCCCTTTGAGGCTGTGGTGCCCGCTGCATTGTGTCCAAACGGGCCAAATCTCCGTCATACGTGAATTTTGTCCAATGGATCAATTTCCAGGTTAAAGAGGTATTGTAATAGGCTAAAAAATCATTCAGCGTTTCAAAGCCATCATTGGCGGCAAGCAATAACATTTCCATTACCCCCAGCCTCCGGCCATCAATGAAAATTTCCGGAGTGTTGCCGTTTTCTGGGTACTTAAATGAAACCGTTTGCACACTTGTGATTACCTGTTTACCTCCCCACCTTTGGGGCTTTCCCGATCTGACACCATACGCGAAATGCACGGTGTCCCCAGCTCTCCATGTGTTCTTTCTATCCTCTTTGAGAATATGAATTTTTTTGCCGGCCAACACCTTTTCTTTAAAGTGGGTTTTTCGGCCACGCTTTCCGGGAAATACTTTGGGAAATCCTAATAACATTGCTTTTTTGATTAATGGTTGTGTGTGAGAAATTTATTCAATTGTGATCTTTACCGATGTTACAAATTGTCTGCCTCCTGCAATTTCTTTTGATACCATATCTAACCCAGATAGTTTAAAATCATTGCTGGAGCATTTCACGGAAAACTCATTAAGTAGCTTATATATTTTCCCCTCAACTATTCTTTTTTCCGCTGCAAGCTCTGAGGCTGTTAGTTTTTGCTTTTCCATTATTTGCAAGTAACGGTTGTTACATACAAAGTATCATTGGCTTTCCAATTCTTGGATTGCTCTTTTTCGTAGCGGGTAATTTCGCCGGCATCCATATCACATTTGGCCGCGCTGTCTTTCGTGTACGTGCTATTGGGTGAAGCAACGCCGGCATTGATCCGTGATTTTGATGTTACTGTCTTACAAGTGTAACAATTGGTTGCCTTTTTTGAGCATGAGGCAAGTGACAAACATGCAACGGAAATAATGATGAATTTTTTCATGAGAATTATTTTTTACCAAAAGTAGGAGGTTATTTTGAATTTTGAAACTTTTTTGAAACTTTTTTGAAAGTTTGCATTAAATACGGGTACTAAAAAGGGGGCTAAATGCCCCCTCTGTTATATCCTGAAAATTAGGTCAACCCGCATTATTTGGTCTGTGGGTTTCCATTCGGCCCGCTTGACGCATCCCGTTGCGGCCAATGCTGTGTTGATATACTCATGCGGGTTGAATGAGGCAACACAACAAAGTTTGAACGGCAACCTCACCTGTCTCTTTATGAACTTCACAGAATCAAATGAGGTTGTAACCCCGTTCATTGTGCCGGTGCTGGCATTTCTATCTGACATATAAAAGTTGGCATGGAGCAATGCAAACCCCATAACGTTGTTGTAAATGTCCGTTGTGTTGAGAATCGTTGGAGCCGTCACCCCGCCACGCAACCCGCCGCCAATGTCCCGTGTTGCAATGAATGTAAACCCGTCATCCGCAATTACCCCTTTCTTTACATCGGAGGTCACTTTGTAAGCGTTATTTGTTTTGTTGTCCACTACCTGGGTTTCCGATCCTCCGGAGTTGAGCAAAATGAAATAAACGTCATTGGTAACTCTTTTCATATCGCGGGAAAATATGTTTTCTTTCTCCTTACGATTTACACAAAATCCGTCATAGGTAATTGGCAGGCCGGCAAAGTCATCATTTGGGGTAAACGTTACAATTTCGCGGGCCTCCTGAAATGAAAACATTTCCTTTGCTGGTAAGTTGTCAATGTCATAAGTGTATTGCCTTTTGCCTGCCAACATTGCGTTTAATGGTGGCACGGAAAGGTCAATTGCGCCTGGGTAAAGGAAATACCCGGAGCTGATATGCTCCAACCGGAAATCATTGCCAAAAATGCAATACTTCACCTGAAATTGATACCACAACCATTTAAATAACTCCTCCGGTGTATAGGTGCCAACGGTTGCCGGCTCCGTGGCCCAGGGCCGTTTTACATCTGACTTTTGGAACATCAATATTTGATCCGTGTACGTGGGTTGGCCCGTCACCGGATTTGTGGAGGTTACGGTGTCGGGGTTGATCTGGAAAAATTCACTCTTAACGGTTAAGCCTGGGCAACAATGGGCCACAGCCTGCACAATTACATCATTGAGCGGTATGCCGTTTGGAATATGCTTTAGGCCATAAACATTTTTCCACCCGTCCAACCCGTGCTGATCCTCATTTGGCTCAACAATGTTGGTTGTTTCCCCAATAACGTAATTGGAGTAAATGTAATAAATGTAGTTATCCTCCAAAGGTATTGACGGAGCTGGAGGCACGGTAAACGGGTGTACTTTCCGTTTTCTGGGCACCATTTTGGGAGGCCGTGCATACTTGTCCGCACCGGCAAATGTTTCAATGTAAATCCAATCTGGTGTCATTGGTGTGCCTGCCAACACCCATACATACTCACGGCACCATTTGAACCATGCCCAATATGCCATTGTTTCCGCTCCGCTGCCTGTGTCCTTTTCGCCAATTATATCATACCGGAAAGAGGACAACCGCCAACCAACCGCCGCTGCGTCATAAGCCCCGTTAAAATACGGGTAACTATCATGGTAAGGGTTTGACCCCACACTAAGTAATTCATGATAATCAACGGGGTTTCTGGTGCGCTCTGACAAGTCAATGGAGGCAAACAACACGCTCCCACTTTCTGGGTTGAATGCGTCACGCTCCTCTCCCTCGCATCCAAACAATGGGAACTCACAACGCCGGTTGGGAAACCATTGGAACGTTTGCGCGGCAAACGGAAATGAAAAGCCGCTGGCCGGCTCATGGCTCTCCCAATACTCAAACAATGGCACGTAATCATAAAGCTCAACCGGTGTTGGGCCTGCTCCTGCTGCATCAAAAATATTGAGCTTGTCAACCTTGTACAAATTCAAACATTCGTATGGGTCTGGGCATATTACCGGGAAAGTCACTTGGCATTTGTCCAAATCCCAATGGCCATCACTCAACCGGATTTTGGTGCCCGGCAAAATCTCAGCTCCACCGCACCCAGGCATGTACATTTTCAAAAGCATTTCCGCACATCTATATCCGTCCGTTTCCCTCGCATACAACCAATTAAAATCAGCTCCAGCGAAAACCAATGATCCGTCCGCTTTAATGTCATATGCAAACCGTGGGTTGTCATCCTCATTTGATAGTGTCCACGATATAACCAAAGAACTCTCATTGAGCGGTGTTGGGTCATATGTCCCGTAACCGTCCAAATCTAGCTGGTAAGTAAGTTTATTAGCTGGCAGTTTCATAACTCAATTTTTATCAAAGCTAATTAAATTAAATGGCCGCTCTCCTCCGGAACAAATGCAACAAATTGGTTGTGCCTGTCGCTGAAAAGGAGGCTCACGGAAATGATGTGATAATTTTTAATAAACCAAAGAATTTCCACCTCAAACACCTCCTCCTCACAACTATCAACAACATACCACTTTCCCGTTGCAAGGTTGCGAATTAAGCCCAGGTAATGCAACGCTCCGGAGGGCCGTGCAAATGAAATCAGGTATGGCACCAATCCTGAATCCATGCCCTCCATCTTGTCAGAAAAGAAAGATACATTGGCCTTATCAAATCGGTTGCCCACGCGAAACTCCAGCTTTGTGAGGAATAGCGGATAAATTGACAACCCGCCCTCTGATAGCTTTTTATTCAAATCCACCAAAGCCTCCCCGTCCTCCGTGGGGAGCTTGGCAATAAATTCTTTCTCATTGAATAAGTTGGCAAGAGTGTACGATCCACACCCAAATTGAGTTGTTTGCCTGAATGGAATTTTTTTCATGTTGTGCGCTTGCTTTTATTGTTTGATTGAAATTACACCTTTGCCCCATTCAACAACCCCGATCTCCACGGGCACCACTTTCCACCCGTACATCTTTTGAGCATCTGGAAATGTTATTTTCAAACCGGCCACGCTGTTGGCCTTTGCTCCCCTGCTTGACGGAGCCAATGTTGACAAATCGAAATGCCCCGCTCTGGTCTTAAGGACAAACATTTTTTTAATTACTGTTGCCATAATTTTATTTTTATACTTTTGGTGAAATTAATTTTTTATGAAACACTTTTTACTAATCATTCTGGCCTGCGTGGGGTTGACATTCGCCCCGCCCGCCGCACACGCACAAGATTATGTTGTGGGCTCCGCTCGTGATACAGCGAAACCAAACACAACGAAACGTCAAAAAATTGCCGTTGTCTCTCCTGGGGGCATCACGGTAAGTTACAAATGCACCCAGCTCACCGACACAATAACGGGCTATGTTTCCATTTGGGCCTCCCTGAATGATACAACATATTTCCCGTGGCCTGGAGCTGACAGTTTCGCAATTGCCGCTGCAACCAATTTGGAAAAGGGTTGGTTCCTGCGATCCCCAGACCTTTCAAACCCCGTGAAATGGCTGGAGGTGAGAACCCGGTGCCCTTCAAACACCACCAACGCAACCGGCAAAGCAAAAGTTGACGCACGATTGCGGGTATATAAATAACCAAAGAGCGTTAAAACAAACAATCCGTGGCCCTCCAAAGCCACGGATTTTTTTGTGTTGTTTCTTATCCTGCATAGCCTTTATTTTATCTCATGAGCAACCCCGGCACCGATCAATGACGGCATTAAAGAGTGCCCACAATCATATGAATTTGCCATCAAATGGTTGATACAACCAACGCTGTTAATATCATGTGCCGCCGTCATCAACTCACCGTCCTTATAAATATTGAAACCCAACTTTATTGCATCAATTACAAATTCATAATCATTATACGGGTTGTTTATTTTTACGGTGGCAAAGCTGGGGTAAAAATTACCTTTCGCATCCTTTTCTCCCTCAACCTCCGTATTCACTTGCCAAAACTTATTGTTGTTGTTCCCAGATTGAAAGGCAATTGGGCACATGATTTTGGCAATGGCAATTGCATCAACGTCCGACATATCATAAAGCCTCCGGAGGAGCAATTTGCATTCATATTCGTATGTCCAAAGGTTTGGTGCGATCTCCAAACAAACCTGTTTGCTCCACGGGGTATTTCCTTTCACGCCCGTGTACAATGTGGGCTTGCCTTTATACATCACCTTTGACCCGATGTATGCACCGTAAATTTTTAATAATATTTCGTTGGTTAAGTCCATGATTTATTGTTTTGTTGCCTGATAATTTTTTTCATTCTGTATTCTCTCCAGCAATGCCCGCCTTTGTTTTATCAGCTTCATATGCTCCTCAAAAGGCATGTGGGCATACATGGTTGATTCCAGCATTTTCAACTCACATTTGAGCCGTTGCAATTGCGTCAATGGTAACTGTATCATGGATTTTGCTTTTTATGGTGAATTACAAAACATCTTCTTTTTGGGCACCATTCGCTCTTTGCAACCTCGCGGTTTTTCTCAGCAATATAAATGCCCTCCGATCCCTTAAGCCGGAGAAATGAGGGCTCTTTGATTGAGCTTTCATTTCTCTTTTTCGGTGGCTTCTTACTGAGCTTTACCACCTCCTCATGGCCGGTAACTTGGCTCCGGCCATTGCGCCGGTTGGGGTGAGTGTATGGTGTCACCCGCTTTATGAGCTTTGCCCGGCCCTCTGCCTGGGCCTCCATTTCATATTGGATTTCGCGCCGGGTAATAATGTAACGCTCTCCCGGCTTACGCTTTTTAACTCCCATTTTCAGTTGTGTTTGCTGTTTTACAATCTGGGTTTTCATACTGCCAAACCCCATTTACAAAATGCTCTGATATTGTCCCCGTTCTCAACATGCCTCCATTGTACAATATTCGCTTTCGCCGTTTAATGCCGCATTTGCCGCACACCTCCACAATGTTTTGCTCCTCCTCATCCCATTTGGTGCCCCAGGTATGCCGGGCCGCGCCGGTCTTACTCATTGCCGCCTCCGTTCATTTTCTGGGCAACTAGCACCATTGCCTTTAATTGTCTCTGTGTTTGCTCATCCAGCGGCACCGGGTACGCAATGGCAAACCCCTTGCCCTTAAAGCTAATTAGCTCACAAGATTCAAAGGCCAAAAACTGGCTCTCCGGGTGTTTGGCAACTGCTGCTGCCAATGCCTCCTTTTCGTCTGAGGCTTCAATGTCATGAAAGATTGAAAAATGTACACGGTAAACTGGCATAAAGTTGTTTTTTGGGTTAATGTTATGATTTTTGATTCCTGTTTTTATTTAGCATTTTAGAACGCTCTTTGTTACCCCTTATTGATCCGGATATAATTTTTCTGTTTTTCTCTGCCTTGCTCTCCATCCAAAGAAAATTTCTTTGTTTGAAATCTAAATTTTTATACGTCTTATCCCTTTCAATTATATCAAATAGAGCTTGCCCAATCATTCTAACCTGACCACCATCCAATAATTTCCCCGGCTTTTCAATTTCTCTTTCCGGATTGATACACAAATATTCTTTGACCTCCTCATTAAAATCAATCTGGGCACAATGGTAATAAACCCATAAAAGGTATTTGTGTTTCTGCAAATTGATAAGTTCTATTACTGACAAATCAGCGTGAATGCCGAATTTCAATACACTTTTTAGCGTCAATTTTCTTAATAAGTGCGTCCCGTTCATGATTTTATGTTATTTAAAAGAGTGATTGTTGGCCGGTCTTTTTGGCCCTGTTTTTCCTGAAATTTTCGCGGTGGTGGTCACGATCCCGGTTTAAATGGCACCTCTGACAAAGTGCCCGGAGCCTGTCCAATTTCACCTCATTGTTGCCTTTATCGTTGTCAAGGTGTGCAACTGTCAATACAACCTTTATGCGGCCATCACCGGCTCCCCTTGTTTTGTAAAAGCCATATTTATTTTGCTGGCTCAATAACCAATCTGCACAATATTCAAATTCCGCTCCCTCCCCTCTAATAATCATTGCATGATTTTTCACCCCGCACTCCTCACAACACGCATGCACCTTGATCTTTTTACCGTCCTTAACTTCACCGGCCCGTTGCATGACAGCGGGCCGGATTTCTGTTTTCCAATTTGGCGGGTAATCATTGTAATTGATAGGCATGTTAATTGAGCTGGTATGGTTTACGATCCCAATGCATCACCGATTTATATAAACGCATCACGCCCGGCATTTTCTTAATGTCATCCTCCAGTTTGTTCATTGCGTTGCCAATTGTGGTGTGGTCGTATTCGTGGCCACCCAGCATTGCGCCAACCTCTTTTTGAGAAAAGCCATAAGACAGCATTACTTTCCAGAATACCCAGCGGGCAAACTTCAAATCCTCGCGTTTGCTTTTGATCTGCAATGATTCAATGGGGATTTTAAGGAACATGCATATTTCCCTGATAACGTCCGCAACAACACCTCTCCCACCGTCTGAAATTGTCGGTGTGTGCCAATCAATGTTGGGTATTGGTATTTGATAACTGTATTGCATGGCTTATTTCTTTTTAGGCTTGAAATTTTCTGATTCAATCGGGTTGTAATGGATTCCCTGCATGAATGCCTCCAACCTCTCATTTGCCTGGGCTGCTGTGATGTGGTCA